TGGTGCGTCGTATCCGCGAGAAGACAAAAGCCTGTCTGCGAAAGGAAGAGGCTTTTCATAGTTGTTGTCATAGGGGTAGTTTATGTCTTTTAGACGGGGCAGCTTTTCTATTTGAAGATACAAATCATCAAAAAAACTGGCCATCACCTGCGTTAAATACTTTATATTGTTAGATTGCTCTTCGTCTTCTTCTAAAATCCAACCGGGTAGAGATTTGTATAAAGAAACTGTGTTTTCGTGATCGTGCATTGAGCCAGAAGATCTTTTTGCTGTCGACAAGCTAGAGACAAGAGGGTGCGAAGAATATAAAATAGGATCTTTAAATTCTTTTGTCGCAGCTTTTGAAAGCACAATTGCTGATTCTGTGCTTCGACAAGTTGAGTCATAATTGAAAAATTCACCGTTTGATATTCTACCGGAGTAATCCAAAATAGTAGAATCAGTAGAAGAAATACCGGTGATTCCCTCATTGAATTTGTAATATACTCCTAGATCAACTTTATTTGAAATATCATCGTATTTCACGTTATCAGTATTTGTGCCTCCGACAATTTGATCGCGGTAAAACCTGCCGATCTGTTGTGCATCACGCTCTGTTTTCCAATATCTAAATTCGTCAAACGAGGCAGAAACAATGTTGCCCCAGCCTCTTCCTATAGTTGTTGACCCAGTTAAGGGACCAACCATACTACCAATAGAGGCAATCATTGAGCCGTCGACAGCGCCTATTGTGTTGGAATTTGTTTGCTGCGATTGGTGTACTCCGTCAACATATAAGTTGGAGACAGTTTTTTCTGAGGATGTTTTTAAAGTAACAGCGTAATGACGCCAAGTGCTATCTGCTATGTCTGTCAATCCCGTGTCATGATTTATATCTATTGAAGTTGACCCAGAAACCAGATTAACAAATATTGTTTTTTTAGCCGCTGCAGCACCAGCGCCGTAAGAGTTTATCCTTAGAGAAACATTTTTTTCAGCTGCATTTAGAACAGACCCAGAATTCCATAGATGAAAATAATGTTCTAGTTGTATGCTACCAGTAGCCCAACCATCTTTCTTAAGCCAAAACTCTACAGTGACTCCTTTTTCTAAATCAAGTTCAAGATTATTGGTTCTTTGGCTAGCGGTGTGATATATATTTGCCTTTGATATTCCTTTTTTAGAAGAGCCAGCAGAAAATTCACTCTTGTAGTCTCCATTTGGATCTGAGTTTGGACCTCCTTTTATAAAAATGTATTGCGGATTACTTGAAACAAATATGGTAGGCCAAGCTGGTGTGTTGGTACCAAAAGAAGAAGTATGACCCATTGAGACAAGCCCATTTGTTCTTGGGTATTCGTTCTCAAAAAGAAAAAGATCTAAATAAGTACTTTCGTTTTCCCATTCAATTTTTTCTGCCTGGGATCCATCATATGGATAGGATTGATAAATTCTCTTGATCGCTGTGTCATAGTACTCTTCTGCTAAACCAAATCTAGCAAAATTAGACGCCGTTGCAAAATTAACATCAGGTACAAATCTCTCTCTCTTCTCGCTGTAAGAAGTAATATGACGTACGGACTCAACAGATTCAACAAGGTCATCTTTAGTTTTATTTTTAACGAATTTTAATGAATGACCTTTGTCAAATAAATCTTTTATACTCATGAATTAGCCCAACCACAGTTTCATATAACTAATTATCTTCGACTCTAAATTTAAACACTTCTTCTTGCTCTCGCCAATCGTCAGAAGAGTGATACGCAAGTTTTATCCCATACATATAGCCGGGTTCCAGCAAAGACATGTCTAAATCAAAGTAACTTCCTGAGTTGTCGTAAGATAAGTATGTGTGCCTTGTGGCGCTACCTGTTGAATTGTTGATTACAGTCTTCTCATCTACCATTCTTATTATTTCATAAGATGCACTTGGTATAATTGACCCCTCAATATTAGTACTGGCCACATTATATATTGTAGGACTAAAATTTCTTGGTCTTGTAAAAACTCTAAATCTTGCCTTTTCTTCTTTTGAGTATCTTGCTTTTAAATTTGTTATTTTCGTAACAAACTGTGTATAATCATTTGATAAGAAGACGCACGAATCAGCAAAACTTTTGACATTAAAAGAGCCGGTTTTGTATTCTCCGCCCACGCTGCCAGACCAAACATCATGCAAAACAGAACTAGTTGTGTTAATGCTTACTTGCGCTTTATATATGCCAGTGTCTACTTTTGCTGCTGTAGTTGTGGAAAGGGCCGGCCCAGAAGGAGCATCGTCAACACTTGCATACAACTTGACAGATACTGTTTCAGTACTTGGTATATCAACTAATCTACCCCTAATATAGTTGTATAGGTACAAATTATTTAAATTATCTGCTGCTGGGGCTATTGACGCACTAGAGTAAAAATTACCTCTGTCATCTGTAACTCTAGAGTCCCATCTAGCTTCAATAACTGGTCTCTTAAAGAAGAATTCGCTAGATCTAGAGAAAAATCTTTTTGTATAGCAGCTTTTTTGTTGCCCATCTGGATTGTGCAAAACTTCATCGTCGTTTACTCCAGAAGAATTTGACTGATAGGCCTCAAAACTAGAAGTTAAAAATACACCGAAGCCATAATTAGGTTGATTTTCTGCTATCCATTCTTCTACAGCGTCTGTGACGTCTAACAAGATATCTTCATGCCCCTCTTGAAAAGTGAAAGTATAATTAGGCATTGTCGAGCCAGAAACATAAGAAGAAGAATGATATTCTCCACCTGGGGTGCCCCATAAATTTCCGTCATTGTTTCTGTACATCCAGTTTGAGCCTTCAATGTTGTCTTTTGTTTTGTCTTTGTAAGACTCCATATCTAGACCAAAACCCTCTTGCCAAGAAGAGGATATTGCCAAAACATTAACGGTAAAATTTGTAGGTAATTGCTCTGAATGACGCGCGTTAAACATTCTTAAATAAAAGTTTACGGATCCAGGTTCTGGAATTTTTCCGTCACTCCTATCAGTTGTTATGTCATCAACTGGAAATTGTATCAAAACACGAGACAGCTCTGCTGAAGACGTTGTCTGGAGGCCATAAATTGAAAAAACCTCTAATATATCTGCCGCTCCCATATTTGAGCCAGTAGCCCTGTTGGACAAATCTACGCCAAAAGCATTTGTAACTGTGTTATCTTTTTCTGCTTTATATTTTTTAATAGCCATTATTTAATAGTCCCCTTAATATCTAAATTAGGATATTTTAGTTCATATATGGCGTTTTCAGGAGCATATAATATTCTACCGTCAGCAGACATGTATTTTTTCATATCCAGCGTTTCCTCTGAATAATTGGCCGCGCCGGTATTGCCTGATACATTTTCTATTTTTACGTGTGTAACATCAACTATTTCATCTAGATTATTTAAAATATCATATATCTTTGTAACATATATTGGCTGGCCTATGTTTAGTTGGTCTCTAAACATGTTTTGTACTTCTGATATCGCGACATTCAACGCTTCAAGCTTGTCTTGCGAATAGTCTACGACCGCTACAAAATTAATTTTAATATTTATAATTCTTGGGTCTAATATGTCTATGGTATCGTTGATCATTCGATATTGATTTAGCCATAACTTAACGTTGTTTTTCAAAATTTGACTTGAAGTTATGAGTTTTCTTTCAGGATCTTCTGACAAAAGATATAAATTTAAGTTTCTTTTAAAAGAATCTTGATCTCTAATAATTTTTGCTCTTTTTATACTTCCGAAGCGAGGAGGCATTCTATAAACTAAAGCTTCATAATCCTCTGCTGTCACCGCTCTGTTTTGTGAAGCAAAAACATCGTTAACTCTTTGTTTTAATTCATTTAAAGTAGGTTTGCTAACGTCACCAGTTATTGGGCCCTCATTGACGACTTCCAAGCTATCTCTTACAAAAGCAATACTCGCATTGTCTGTTGCTTCTCCTTTAAATATAAAAAGAGGATCAACAACGCCGGTTAAACCACCAGTTGCAACGTTTACATTATCATTTGTATTTTTTCTATAAGTTATTGTAAGTGTTGTATTTGCAGGTGCTATGCCGAATTTATCTGTTTCTAATAATTTAGATGGATCCAATGTCATATCTGTTTCATAGTGCTTTCCGTGCATTTTCAACACAACGTTAGAAGGATGTGTGATGTTATCTATTTTCAAAGAAGACTCAGAACCGTAACCAAATTTTAAGAAAATTTCGCCGTTGCGGTTATAAACAACATAGCGTCGAGGTACAGAAGTAGCCACAGCAATACTTGGAACATAGGATCTCGTAGCAGGGTCCTTATTAACAACAGATCTAAAAACTGTATCTTGCGACAAATAATCTACCTGGAAGTACTCATGTCCTTCAGAATCTACAACGGAGATAATTTCTGTTGCATTAGGATCAGCAATCGGCACTGATAAAAATCTAACAAAATCACCAACATTAAAACTAATTTGCTCTTCTTCTCCTGAGACTACTCTTGCTAAAGCTTTAACTGCAAAAGAAGTAGGAGTACCGTCTTGTTCTTTAGAGGTAGCTACTACTATTTCATTTTCTGGATTACCAAAATCTACATCGTCTATTAAACTAAAAATTTGGCCGCCGGCTGATGAAAATTTACTGCCCTTAGCTAGAACTGGTAAGTATGTGGTATCTGGGCCCGAGCCTCCAGTCTCAACTGGCGCCAGAACATAGAGAGTAACAACACCAAAAGAATTTGATTTTAACGGCACATTATATCCTACTTGCTCGCCCATCCTTATAACATTGTCATATTCAATTGCCGTATTTAAAAATGACTCATTTGTCTGATAGTCTAAGTAAAATGATAATATGTCTCCAGCATATGCAACTGTGTCTAGCATCAAGGCGCCAAAAGAAGCTTCGGAAAAATCTTTAAAAATATCTGGGTAATAGCGCTTTGTATATTCTACTAGACCCTCTTTTATCGAGTTAAACTCTCTATTGGTGTATCTTATTAATTTTTTATCTTTTTTTGACATTTAGTTTAAATCCTCTGCTTGTAATATCAATGACGTAGAATAATTTAAGCTTGGGATATCATATTCTATTACGATCGTCAACAAATGCGAGTCTTCTGCTATTCTAGGATCTATATTGTGATTGAATAGCAACTTATTAATTTTTATAAAAGGCATATATCTAGTTACTTGACCCTTTATTCTTTGACGAATTGCCGGAATTGCTGAATCTTTTGGCTCAAAAAGAAAATTTCGTAATCCTACACCAAAATTTGGATTCATAATTCTTTCACCAGGAGAAGTTAACAATAAGTTTTTAAAATTCTGTCTTACTTGCTCTACATAAGACGTGGTTAGACCATAATTACCAAATCTATCGTCTCTAAGCAAGGGTAATTTTGGGCCTATACCGTTCATTTTATTCTCCTACAATTGATCCTCACAATTTGGATCTTCTAACAGTTTCAAATCATCATGTGTTTTTTCTTCTATCGCATCTATAAGTAGTAATGCAATGTAAATCATACCAGGAACTGTGCTCGGAAATGGACCTCCCGGGAATGGTGGAGGAACAATACCGCCGCCTAGAGGTATCATTGGCGGAAAAAGAGCTGCCCACAAGCCCGGTAATAAGAAAGGTGACTGATACACTTTTTTCATTTCATCTTCTGCCGATTGCAGATCTTTTTCCCACTCTTCTTCAAGTTTTTTCTTCTCTTCTTTTAGAGACTCAAGCGTATTTTTAGCGTCTGCATACCCGTTTAATATTCCTTGTAATTCCTTAAACTCTTTTCTAAAATCTTCCCATGCCTTTTTGTCTTCTTCACTCATTTCATCGACCCAGGCTTCGTTGCCTAAAGATTCTATTTCTAATTTCCATTTTTTCTGCCATTTGTTGTTATTCTTTTCCAACATTGGGCCGTCTGTTTCTATTGTAATTTTTTCTTTTATCTCCGGGGGCTGCAAAGACTCTACAATCGCAGGAAGCATTGCTACAGACATTGAAAGAGAAATTTCAGACTGCATTGCCATAGATTCGGCAGTCTGTATGCCAGTGTTTATAATTGATTTTGCAGTAGAAATACCAGTTTTAATCAAATTTATAGTTGTAAACACTATTGCATTAGATATATCTATTATTAATTTAGCTGCTATGACGGCAGGATCAGTTACTTCCACAAAACCTTTTAATATAAGCAAGGGAGTTTTCAAAAGAATTCTTAAAATTTCTTTGGTTAGATTTGGCTCTTTGCCTGTTGTTCCCATTTCTTTCATCATAGCAAAATCTGCCAGGAAGTTCTTTATAGGGTCAGGAACTTCTCTCCAATC